AGATTTAATGGAATAACCGTCCATGAATTACCCGAAGATAACAAGTTTTTATAACGAACTTCTTTAAATACAATCTTCATGCTATCTGCTGTGCCTCAATATATAACTCATCAATTACTTTAATAATATTTCCTTTATCAACACTTGTATCAATTGATTCAATATATTGATGTAGAATATCCTTTGTGTCTTTTGTTTCATCTAGGATCTCATCAACTCCTGCATCTTCAAGGTTTAGCGAGTCCTCAATTGCTTTTACATCGGCAGCACCCGAGTCGGTAAGCTTATTCATAAACAGATCATAGATATACGGATTTGATCTTGTCTTTACGATTACTTTAATGTATGTATCTTTAATTGCCGAAACATCAAGGTTAGCAATATCTTCAATTGTCATATCGGTATCATCATAGTCAATTTTATTATATACCGCATATGGATTAAGAACCCATTCAAGCTCACGTGTTTCAGTATCAAGAATACGGAAACCACGTCGACCTTCATAATCCGACCAAGTCATTTCATATGGTGCACCAAGATATTTGATATTTCCATATTCTGATGGATGATGAAAGTGTCCTGAGTATACTTGTTCAAAATGTGTAAAGATTTCACGCTTTAACCCATGGTCATTGATAGCTCCTTTGAGCATTTCAAATCCTTGGATTGAAAAGTGACCCATACAAATATTTGCTTTTGATTCTGCCATTGTAGTCATAGTGTCTTCTGAATTATCTTTTGTAATCCATGGAACCATTATAACATCGGTTGATCCAAATGTCAACTCAACAGGTTTACTTTCGTAAATATGGAACTTGCTATATTCTTGAAGTAACAATCGCATTGAATTGATTTCGTTTGTATTTGTATAGTATACCGAATGATTACCAACGATTGCGTGGTATTCAATCTCACGTTTTGCCAGCTGGTCAAAAAACATCTTTTTAGCACGGTCAAGTGTAACGTAATTAACAAACTTGCGTCGGTCAAACGTATCACCTAAATCGAGTACTGTTTTAATGTTGTGCTCATCAATATACGGAAAGAATACTTCATTAAAGAACCTTTCCTGATGATCCAGAAATACTTTAGAGTCACCACGTACACCGAGGTGCATATCAGTAATAATTGCTATTTTCATTTCTTTTTCGCTTTATCCTTAGCCAACTTATCTTCAAAATCCTGAACGAACGAGTTCATATAATCAGCATTTGTTGTTAAGTTAAGAGTTACATCTTCACCTGTATAGGTACCACCTGATGCAAGCATTTGTTGAGATGATTTAAAACGAATATACATTTGTTTCTTTTCTTTTTGAATACGGCGTAGAAATGCGAACCAAATAATTTGTGTGAAGTAAGCAAACGGGTTTTGAGATTTCTCAGGATTAAAGTTATTAATATATTGTAGACAATTCTCAATACCGTCACTAATCATATCTTCCTTATACGAATAGCCACTAAAATTTGGTTTAGTTGCCAATCGTGTTGCGATCTGATAAATGCATTTGCCGATATAGTCAGGAACACGTGGAATTTCATCACCACTGTCCTCTGCTTCTTTAATCCGTCCTTTGTATGCAATCAATGCTTCATATAAGTCTTTATTGTTGACGTAATTTTTCTTACGAGGTTTCGTAGGTTTTGCCATTACGGTATCCTCCTTTACTGAGATTAGTTTTAATATATCGCAACTCTGTGATATTGTCAATGGATTTTTTTTCTAACATAACTGAAATTAACTATTGACAAACATTCCAGACTGTGTATAATAGCATTTATGCTCTATAAACAATACTATATGTTAACCGTATAGATTTTATAATTAAATTGTTCGGATCCATATATTTCAATGCGTTTGCGGAAATGTTTCAGAGTATAGTTTTCAAATGATCCTGAAGATAAATCATCGGTAATATCATATAGTGTTGCCTTGTCCGCATCATTACCTTTGCGGAGTGCACGTCCAATTGATTGTAATACTTTGATTTCAGATTTAGAACCAGATGCAAATATCACATTATCGAGTTTCTTAAGGTTGACGCCAGTCGAAAATACACCATAGGATGCAAGGATATCGTGCTGTTTAACTGGATCATTTTCTACGAGATTTCTAATCCGCTCACGCTCATCACCTTTAGTTCCACCATATACAAAATGCAAGCAACGGTCGTCTCTCCGAAGGAGTGGCTCTAACACTTTACCATGTTTTTCAACGAGATCAAATAATACAAGATTATTCTGATCTTTAAGTGACCAAAGTAAGTTCCGAATGAATATATTTCTTTTATTGTTATTAATAATAAACTCACGTTCTGCGGGATACTTGCGGCTTGTATCTTGAACAGATCTCAATGCTTTTCTGAAATCCTTTTTGGTCTCAGGTGTATAGTTCAATACAATTGCCTTAACATTAAAGTCAGCGACAGTACCTGCGTCCATCAAATCTTTTGTTGATACAAATTTCTTTACCTGTCCGAAACATCCTTCAAGAACAAGTCGGTGTGTTTTTGATTCTGATGATTTCAATGTACCGGTAAACCCATGGCGATATTTACAGTCGGTCAACTTTTCCATAATCTTAGTGAGTGATTTTGCCTGGAACAAGTGAGCTTCATCACCAAGGACAACACGAAATTGGTCAAACCATGCCTTCGGCAATTTAATGAGTGACTGCCATGTTGATATAACAATAGGTGCATTAGTGTTCTTATCCACACCACCTTTAATTGTATAGATGTCTTTAGGATCACAACCATAATCTGCAAAGTCACCTTGCATCTGATATACCAATGAAATTGTCGGAACAATAATCAAAGTACGGTGACCATATGCTTGATGATAATGTTGTTGTAGTAAATAGATTATTAACGATTTACCCGAGGATGTTGGTGATACTGAAAGTGATCTGTTATTACGAATAGCATTTACAATGTACTCGTTTTGATAATCACGTGGTTCAAATTTACAGCTGATCTCACGAGCAATTTCGTATCCATAATCATCAGGAACAGGTTCTTGGTCATATAACTCACCATCAATATTGAGTTGATACTCTCGATCTTCACAGAATTTTTGGAGGTAAGATAATAGACCTACATATAACGTAGGACGCATTGGTTGATACAAACGAATATATCCATCCCACATACGGTTCTTATATGAAGGCACAAATTGATAGCCGTCAGGTCGAAACGAGAAATAATTCATAATCTCTTGCCGTGTTGACGGATCAGCAGTTACTTTCATATGAACCGCATTAATTGGTTCTACATTAACAATTTCAGTCATATCATCCTATACTTCAATATTTACAAATTCACCTTCAGTATGAGCAATAGGAACAGCATTACCGTTTGGGTCATAGCGGGCTATTGCCTGTTGTCTGAGTATATTTATCTCTTCAACCCGTTCTTCAATTTCTTTGATTTGATTGAGTTCAAGTTCAGTGCGTGTAGCTGCTTCAACCACACGAATCCGTTCTTTTTCCAATGGAGGTTTAATGTTTTCAGAATTTGGGTAAATAGCAGGATGCCCATATACATTAGTAATTTCTGTCATTAATAATCTCCTGCTTGGAATTTCATAATATCAATAATATTTTTTACAATAAAATTTCTACTATGAATGGTTTTAATAATATCTTCAAGAAAGTTAGCACGTGCAGAATGATAATCAATTTTTAAACTTAAATTAATAATATCCTTATCCGCTTGTAGATATTTATTCATATCCTGTCTAATAATTTTCTTTTGGTATGGTTTCCAACCTCGCTCGGCTAAATCTTCCATTGCCATAGAACCATCAAACCATTCAGTCTTTGCCATTTCCAATTCTTTATAATCAGCCTTAAGCTTTTTAACTTTAAGTGCTTCTTTGTAATATAAATTGTAATACTTGTTATGTAGCTCAGGAATTCTTTTTGATTCACCGGCTAAATTTGTTTCGTCAATTTTGCAGTCAACCGACCATAACGCACTTATATCATCAGTACTCATTCTTTACCTCACTATTTCAATCATATATGATTCTAACACAGAATTAGAATTTTGTCAACTAACTTGTGTGAGTTTAAATCCGTTATGTCTCATTGTAACTGTTGCCTCGGGATATACAATATCTTGTTGTGTTATATCAAGGCTTAACGGTGATAAAATTGTTGGGAAACAATCGGTAAACGTAAACAGCATATTTGGGTTTTTACTACTGTTCTCGACAATAATAGTAACATCGGATACGATGCCCTCATCTGCTTTTTCCAAACGAGCAAACTGATCAGTCGTTTCTGATTTGCCTAATGATTCCATCCAATATAGGATTTCCTGATAATTTGCCATATTTTCATCAACCACAAAACTTAAATCAAGTTCAGCATATTCGAGTCGATCCGCGGTCTCATACAAATTCCTAATAGGTGATGGCCGTGCCACGGGTGACATTGTAACACCTGGGATAATTGCTCGTCGAGTAAAAAACTCAACATTTGGAAGGCGTGAAACTGCAACCTTAAAGGAGGTTGGATCAAGATAATTTGTTTGCATGGTATTTTCCTATTGACATTTATATAGAATCAGTTAGTATGAGTATTTATAATAAATAGCCAACATCAACAACCAAAAGTGGAAGGTGCATGGAGCCCGTATATTTGTGGGACGACCCGTGTGATGATTGCAGCCATTGGATTGGCAACTTATAATATAGGAGACAATAATGAGCGGCAAAGCTTTGAATTTATTTATGGATACGAGTGATTTGTGTATGGTAAGCGTAGCTACAATGCATAGAGAATTTTTTGTCCGAAAAGATTATGAATGGTGGTATAAGGTACAACCCGGTGATATATGCGTGGATGTAGGAGCATGCGTTGGTATGTTTACTGCCCATGCTCTCGACCGAGGTGCTAAAAAGGTTTATGCGATTGAACCTAACCCAAAATTTTTAAAAGCAATCGTAAATAATACATGGCAGTATGTAATAGACGAGCCTGAACAAAAAGTTGTACCTATCCCATACGCAATTGGTTCAGAAATGGGTCATACTGATAACGTATTTTATACCGATGAGTTTGAAGTAAAATCATTTGCATATTTCCTTGACAGATTCAATATTGATAAAATCGACTATCTTAAAATTGATTGCGAAGGCGGAGAATATGATGTCTTATCAAAGGAAAATCTCGACTTCTGCATTAATAATGTAAAACACATTGCGGTTGAGTGTCACCTTCGAGCATCAACTGATGGTCCTCAAAAATTCATTAAATTTAGAGAACAATTTCTTCGACCCCTTCTTGATACATTGCAATTTGATATGAATTTCATGGAAGATACAATGAAAACACGGATATGGAATGATGCTGATATTCATGCCATGCGGGGCGAGTTTATGATTTACCTAACAAAAAAGTAGTTGACAAGTTCTGAAAACTTTGTTAGTATGGTATAAGATAACTAAGGAATGATTCTATATGTCTGAACAATTTAAAATTTTAACTGCTCGCCAACACGTCCGTGAACGTATCGGAATGTATATGGGTTCAAGTGCAAAAGAACAGGTTGAGCGGTTTGTTCTCGGTGAGTGGAAAAATGCCACATACGTACCTGCATTGTCAAAAATGATTGATGAGATACTCGACAACTCACTTGATGAAGCAATTCGCACAAATTTCAAATTCGCAAACCGTATTAATGTATCTGTGACCGATGATAAAGTAATCGTTACGGACAACGGTCGTGGTATTCCACAAGAACTGGTGTACGATGAAACATCCGATACAAAAATTGCTCGAGCAACTGCGGCATGGACAAGAGTTAATGCTGGTACATCGTTTGATGATGAACGCGTAACAATCGGTACAAACGGTGTCGGTTCAGCGGCAACCAATTTCCTATCAAAGAAATTTGTCGGTAAGACTTGGTCAAATAACAATATGCTTACTGTTGAATGTAAGAACGGCGCCGAGACTATTAATGAAAAGAACGGTCAACGTGAAGGCAGTGGTACTGAGGTATCGTTTATACCTGACTTTGACTTGTTTGAAGTTAATAACCTTTCTGAACTTGATACAATTGTATTACTTGAAGATCGGTTGATCTCATTGCAAATGGCATTTCCTGAGATCTCGTTTTCGTTTAATAAGAAACGTATTAAGGTCAACAACCTCAAAAAATATGCCGATATGTTTGTAAAAGATGGCAGTGATGTTATCATTGAGAAATCATACAACTTATCCTTTTTCTTTGCGGGTTCAGTTGATGGGTTCCGTTCAAACTCATTTGTTAATGGTGTGAATACTCGTCAAGGTGGTACTTATGTTGATTGGATAATGCATAACGTAATTACTCAATTGGCTATTATGATTAAACGGAAACACCGTATTGAAGTCGGTAATATGACAATTAAAAATGGTTTGACCATGGTTATGTTTGCTCGAAACTTCACCAATCCAAAGTTTGATTCTCAAACAAAGGAACGGTTAACAAACCCAATGGGTAATGTCAAAGAACACTACACAGAAGCAAACGTAAAAGATGCTTTATTCTTTGCTCGTAAGATCATGGCAACACCGTCAATTATTGAACCAATTATCGAAGCACAGCTTGCAAAGAAACAGGCTGCTGATAAACGTGCCGCTACAATTGCTCAAAAGAATTTGAGAAAAGTCAAAGTTGCAAAGCACATCTCTGCTAACAAACCAAACTCAACACTGAAAATTGTTGAAGGTGACTCGGCAATGGGTTTCTTACTCAAAGTACGTGATCCTGATACGGTTGGTGCATATCCATTGCGTGGTGTTATTATGAACACGTGGGATATGAAACCCGCGGATGTGCTAAAGAACAAAGAATTGTCAGAATTGGTTGCGGTTCTAAACCTCGACATTAACAATCCAAATTCTGTTGATAATATGTCATATGAATCAATTGCAACATTAACCGATGCTGACCACGATGGTATTGGCCACATCAGTCCGTTGCTGATTGCATTCTTTTACAAATTTTGGCCGCGGTTGTTATCTGAGAAACGTGTTAAAATCACACGTACTCCAATTATGATTTCAACTAAAGGCAAAGACATTAAATGGTTCTACACATATGAAGATGCTTCAAAGTTCAAACAAGAACAAACAAATTGGAAGCACCGTTATATCAAAGGCCTAGGCAGCTTGACCGAAGATGAATATGATACCATTATTAATAAACCGGTTTATGATACGGTTACGGTTGATGATGCATCAGTATTCCAAATGATGTTCGGTAAAGACTCAACCTTGCGTAAGGAGTATATGTTCGCATGATTTTATGGTATGACATATTGTTAGCTATTTTGTTTGCATGGATAATGCTCAACCTATTCTTTGCACCATTCATTGGACCCATCATGGCATACTTTGCTCATGAATGTTGGATGGTGTACTGTAATTATCGGTTGACAAACCAGGTTTAATGTTGTAGAATGGATAGAATCATAAAGGAATTACTATGAGCGTTTTAGATTTTGTTGAAGATCAACACCAATACCCAATTAGCGCCGTTGCTAAAAACGAATGGTTATCATTTGCAATGTATACGGTTGAGTCGAGAGCAATCCCAAATATGATTGATGGGTTGAAACCAGTACAACGGTTTTATTTGTACTCCTCATTGCTAAACTCTAAATCAGATTTCAAAAAGGTATCTGCTGTTGCTGGTATCATTTCTGATTACGGCTACAACCATGGTGAAACATCAGCGGCAGGTGCCGGTCAATTGATGGCAGCAACATGGAATAACAATATTTGTTTAGTTGAAGGCCGTGGGTCATTTGGTACTCGACTTGTTCAAGAACCTGGTGCGGCACGTTATGTATATACTCGTGTCCATGAAAATTTCAAAACGTATATCAAAGATTTGGAATTGTCACCTGAACATAATGATCCTGAGCATGAGCCGCCAGCATTCTACCTGCCAGTTATTCCTTTGGTATTGGCAAATGGAACTAAAGGAATTGCAACTGGTTTCGCAACAAACATTCTTCCGCGGTCAAAAAACGATCTCTCTCGTGCTTGCGATGAATACTTGTCGAGTGGTAACATATCGAGAAGACTTCCAGTGTCCTTTCCTGATTTCAATGGTACAGTTACATATGATTCTATCGAAGATAAATATTCTGTTAATGGTGTTTTCAATAAACCAACCAAAACAACAATGACAATCACTGAAGTACCATATGGTTTTGACCGTGAAGGTTACGTTAAGGTTCTCGATAAACTTGAGGAAGATGGTGACATTGTATCATATGAAGATTTATGTGATAAAACTGGTTTTCGTTTTGATGTTAAATTAAAACAAAAAGGTAGTTCAGATTGGGATAACGATAAAATATATCGTAAGTTCAAATTATCAAAGCCACTCACCGAAAATATTACTGTTATTGATTTTAATGGTAAACTCCGTGAGTACAAAAATGAACTTGATCTCATTAAGGATTTTTGTAATTACCGTTTGGGTATTCTCAATGCTCGTATTGAATTGCGTAAACAAGAAGCAATTGAATTAGCACGTTGGTTACGTGTTAAAATGGAATTCATCCAAGCAGTACTTGATGATAAAATTGTGTTCAAGAACCGCAAGAAAAAGGATGTCGCCGAGCAAATCCTTAATGTCACCTCAGCATTACCAGAAGATGCTGATAAGTTACTCGCAATTAACATTATGAGCCTAACTGATGAAATGGTACAAAAGCTTGCCAAGGAAATCAAAGAAGCTGAAACCGATTTGCGGTATTGGAACAATACAACTGCAAAGAAACAATTTGAGCTTGATCTTAAAGAGGTGGCATAATGTTTTATGTCTCATATGATAAACCAGCAAAAATACCTGATGCCATGATGGACCGTGCTGTTGCGTTTGCATCAGAGTTCCTTGAAATCGAAGGTGAAATGGAAGTGTTATTTGATGGTGAGTTCGATAATGATTGTTTTGGTTATGTTGAATACGACCCTGAGGATCTTGAGCTGTGTGTTTATGTTGATGGAAAAAACCAGCAAGACCAGATCCTCACTACTTTCTTCCATGAAATGGTACACGTTAAACAATACCTAAAAGGTGAGCTTGTTTCAGGTATCGGTAAGAAACCGTCACGTTGGTATGGTAAAACATTTGATGGTGATTATTATAATTTACCATGGGAACAAGAAGCCTTCGAATTAGAAAAGATTATGTTTGATTGCTTTAAATCCTATTGACATTCAAAATAGAATCAGTTATAATAACATAATAACAAAGGAGAAACAGCATGCCTAATTGGTGTATGAATGATATTGAAATAAGCGGACCGACTGATTTAATCACTGAGATTTTTGAAAAGGCTCAAGATCAAGGTGGTTTACTTCAACAACTCGTACCTCTTAAGGAAGATGAATCAATCGGAATCGGTGACCAGCTTGAAGCATGGGGTACTAAATGGGATGTTGATCCTGAGAACCTAGAACTTGATGTTGTAAATGCTAATACACTTCGTATTGTTGGTACTGTCGATTCTGCATGGGGTCCACCAATCACCGCATTGGAAACATTCGCCACCCTCAACAAAGACTGTTCTGTTGATTTGAAATATTGGGAGTCAGGCATTGGGTTTGTTGGGCAATTTAATTCTGAAACAATGGAAGACGAGTATTACGAATATAATTTGGAAGACCGTTCGTCAATTGATGAAATTCCTGATGATTTGCTAGAACATTTTAGCATTGAAGAAGAATATAACCAATACCTTGAAGACTTTTATATCGAAGATGATGATTAAAACTAATCTTGATAATGAAGATCTGGTAAAAAAGTTTGTTGCATTTTGTTGTAACAATCTAAACGTGTTCCCAGAGCAAATCGTTATCGAAGTTGAAGATGAGCTCGTGGGCAATGGTATATGTCTTGATATAGAAAAAGGTTATTATCTGATTTTGGTAAAAACCATTAATCGTAATATCACGGAAATATTTTCAACCATTGCTCACGAGCTTGTTCACGTTAAACAATATGAGCTTGATGATCTTAATGCTGCATTACAAACTGACGCAGAATACGAAACTTGTTGGTGGGAAATTGAGGCACGTGAAAAATCTAAAGAATTAATTACAGAATTTGTTAAAATAATTGAAATTAACCATTGACAAATGCTTTAGAATCAGTTATTATGGAATAATCAAATAAAGGAAACTATCTATGAACATTACATTCTTTGAACAAACTGCCGCACAAAAAATCGTTTCAGCCTTTGGCCGTAAAATGATGTGGGCATCTGAATCAGGTGAATATATGAACATTCCATTACCTATCCTGAATTCCTTTTCGGATGTAGGTGAGCATCTTGCTGAAACTGCATCTATGAAAGGTCTTAGTGAAGCACAACTAATGACCGTTCGTTATGCTAAAAGATTGATTGGATAATAAAATGAAAAATTTAGTATTTCTAACCGCGCTGACTGTTGCAACACCAGTCTTTGCAAACGAAACTCCGACTAACGTGAGAGTGTTTGACCATACAAAGCAAGCACGTTCCGTTCAGATTGTTGAAAAGCTCGTTTGTAATGATGTGAAAGTACCGATTTACGAGACGGTACAATCCCAAGGTGATGCCGCGGGTGGTGCTCTTGCAGGTATGATTATCGGAGGTCTCCTAGGTAAAGGAGTATCAGGTAACGATGATGGTGCAGCAGTCGGCGCGGTAATTGGAGGATTGGTTGGCGCAGATCAAGGATCACAACCAAAAACACAACAACGTATTATTGGTTATGAATGGACTGAACAATGTGATGTTGTTGAATATCGAGATACCGTAAACGCCGACGTGTATTCGCACTCGACGATTAGATTTTTTATTGACGGTAAACGATACGTTCTTAATTTTCAAAGATAGGTTCCTTAGCTCAGCAGGATTAGAGCAAGTGCCTTCTAAGCACTAGGTCGTAGGTTCGAGTCCTACAGGAATCACCATATATGGAGTTTACAAGTGTGGACATTAGTATTAATTAGCATTATGTTTAATGCCTCAGAAGGTTACGATGAACCACTTGTTGAAGCTTGGTATGAATACGAAAACATGGTAGAGTGTTTTCAAGCACGAGAAATATTGGGTGGGCAAATGACAGGAGCATCTGGTTATTTCCCGCAAGGAACACAAGCAATTTGCATTTATAAAGGTGAAAAAGATGGCATTTAAAGCTAATGATATTGTAACAGTAATTACACAAAACGGTGAATACGTAGGTAAACTAATATCACAAGATGGCTCAACAGTTGAGCTAAAAAATCCTAGGTTCCTCACAATGAGTGAACAAGGTATGGGTTTTTCAAATGGAATTGCTATGACAGGTGAACAAGATCCTAAGGAATGTGTATTATATAACATTTCATTAGTAGTTAAAACAAATGAAGAGGTTGCTAACGCATACCGACAAATGACGAGTGGTTTGGTTGCACCACAATCAAGCTTAATTGTATAGGAGAATTTAAATGGCAATAGATCAAGATTTTATGCTTCACGCAATGCGCTCGCATGCTCGAGGTCATATTGATAAACATAAAATGAATGTTGAAGTATATCTAAATAACCCAGCTGGTATTGGCGAACACCCAGATGTGTTTGA